ATGAAATCGGGCGCAGGCTGGCTCGCCTCCGCGACGCCGGAGGTGATTGAGGCGTTTCTGGGCGGCTTGAGCGACAATGCGCTTTTGGCCTTGCCCTGGCTTTTCGAATTTTGGGCCTTGCCGCATCAACTGCCGCCGGAGGGTGCGTGGAAGACATGGGTTATCATGGGGGGCCGGGGGGCGGGCAAGACCCGCGCCGGGGCGGAATGGGTGCGCGCCGAAGTGGAAGGCGCCACGGCAGAGGCCGCGGGCCGGGCGCGGCGGGTGGCTTTGGTGGGCGAGACCGTCGATCAGGTGCGCGAGGTGATGATCTTTGGCGACAGCGGGATTTTGGCCTGCTCGCCGCCCGACCGCCGGCCGGAATGGCAGGCAACGCGCAAGCGGTTGGTTTGGCCCAATGGCGCGGTGGCGCAGGTGTTTTCGGCGCATGATCCGGCCAGCCTGCGTGGGCCGCAGTTTGACGCGGCATGGGTGGATGAGCTGGCCAAATGGCCCAAGGCGCAGGACACCTGGGACCAGTTGCAGTTTGCTTTGCGGCTGGGCGACAATCCGCGGCAGGTGGTGACCACCACGCCGCAAAATGTGGCGGTGTTGAAGGCGATTTTGCAAAACCCTTCCACCGTGACCACCCATGCGCCGACCGAGGCCAATCGCGCCAATCTGGCGGCGAGTTTTCTTGAGGAAGTGCAGGCGCGTTATGGCGGGCAGCGGCTGGGTTTGCAGGAATTGCAGGGGTTGTTGATCGAAGAGGTGGAGGGGGCCTTGTGGAAGGCGGCCGATCTGGATGCAGCGCGGGTTGATAAGCTGCCCGCGTTCAGCCGGGTCGTGGTGGCGGTGGACCCGGCGGTCACTTCGGGGGGGGGCAGCGATGAATGTGGCATCGTGGTGGTGGGGGCCATCACCGAAGGCTCGCCGCAAAACTGGCGCGCGGTGGTGTTGGAGGATGCCAGCCTGCGCGGGGCCAGCCCCGACACATGGGCGCAGGCGGCGATTGCGGCGATGGACCGGCACAAGGCCGACCGGCTGGTGGTGGAGGTCAATCAGGGCGGTGATCTGGTGACGCAGGTCATTCGCGGCATTGATGCGCTGGTGCCGATCAAGGCGGTTCATGCGGCCAAGGGCAAAGGCGCGCGGGCCGAGCCGGTTTCGGCGCTTTATGAGCAGGGGCGGGTCGCGCATGTGCGGGGCCTTGCGGCGCTGGAGGACCAGATGTGCCAGATGACGGCGCAGGGTTTTTTGGGCAAGGGCAGCCCCGACCGGCTGGATGCGCTGGTTTGGGCTTTGACCGAATTGTTGGTTGAACCGGCGTTGCGTTATCGCCGCCCGCAGGTGCGTACGCTGGGTTAACGCGCCTTAAGGATTACCCGGTTAGGGTGGTTTCCAGATCAAGACAGCGGCCCTTTCGGGGCGCGTGGGAATGGCGGGCCGGCAGCGGCGCGCGACAAAGGAGCTTTGCAACATGGTGTTCGATTTCCTGAAGCGCGGGAACTCGCCTGAAACCGGGCCGGTCGTGGTGGAAAAGAAGGCGTCGGCCACGGGCCGCGTGGTGGCCTTTGGCACCTCGGGGCGGGTGGCATGGAGCCCGCGCGATGCGGTGTCGCTGGCGCGTTCAGGCTTTCAGGGCAACCCGATTGGCTTTCGTGCGGTCAAGCTGATTGCCGAGGCGGCGGCGGCCCTGCCGCTGGTCTTGCAAGATGCCGAGCGGCGCTATGAAACCCACCCGGTGCTGGAGCTGATCCGCCGCCCGAATGGCGCGCAGGGGCGGGCCGAACTGTTCGAGGCGGTTTATGGCTATCTGCTGCTTTCGGGCAACGCCTATATCGAGGCGGTGCCGGGGGCGGGTGCGCTGCCGGGCGAATTGCATGTGCTGCGATCGGATCGCATGGCCTTGGTGCCCGGCGCCGATGGCTGGCCGGTGGCCTATGATTACAGCGTAGGCGGGCGCACCCATCGTTTTGCCATGACGGCCGATGCGCAGCCGATTTGCCATATCAAGACCTTTCATCCGCAAGATGACCATTACGGCTTTAGCCCGTTGCAGGCGGCGGCGGTGGCCTTGGATGTGCATTCCAGCGCCTCGTCCTGGTCAAAGGCGCTCTTGGACAATGCCGCACGGCCTTCGGGAGCGATTGTTTACAAGGGCGCCGATGGGCAGGGGCAACTGACCAATGACCAATATGACCGCCTGCTGAGCGAGATGGAAAGCCACCATCAGGGTGCGCGCAATGCCGGGCGGCCGATGCTGTTGGAAGGGGGGCTTGACTGGAAGCCGATGGGGTTTTCCCCCAGCGATATGGAGTTCCAGAAAACCAAGGAAGCCGCAGCGCGCGAGATTGCCATCGCCTTTGGCGTGCCGCCGATGCTGATGGGCATACCGGGCGATGCGACCTATGCCAATTATCAAGAGGCCAACCGGGCGTTTTACCGGCTGACGGTGCTGCCCTTGGTGAGCCGGGTCACGGCAAGTGTTTCGCATTGGCTGTCGGGCTTTACCGGCGAGGTGGTGGAGCTGCGGCCGGATCTGGACCAGATCCCGGCGCTGGCGGTGGAGCGCGATCAGCAATGGGCGCGGGTGGGGGCGGCCGACTTCCTGACGCCTGCGGAAAAGCGGGTGCTTCTGGGCCTGCCGCGGTTGGCCGAGGAAGATGAGGCGTGAGAAAACCGGGGGAAAGCGGCTCGCGCTTTGTCTACGACAGTTTTGACGCGGCGGCGGCGCGGATTGAGGCGAATGAACGCGTGGCCGAGGAGCGCTGGACGGCGTTGGAATGGCGGCTGAGCCAGATTGATGCGGTGCTGGAGCGGTTGGAAAAGCGCATCTGGCTGGGGGTTTACGGGGTCGCGGCCTTTCTGCTGGCGCAGATGGCAGAGGCGGTCATTCAGGCGGCAACCAAATAGGGCGGCAACCAAATGAGGTTTGACATGCAGGGCGCGTTGGAACGCAAGGATATGCAGGCGGAATTGGGCCTGCGCGTGGTGAAGGACAATGGCATCGAAGGCTTGGGAATTGAGGGCTATGCCAGCCTCTTTGGCAAGCGCGACCAGGGCGGCGATGTGGTGCAAAAGGGCGCCTATGCGGCCAGCCTGAAGCGGTTGGCGGCGGGGGGGCGGGCGGTGAAAATGCTGTGGCAGCATGACCCGGCCCAGCCCATCGGCATCTGGGATGAGGTGCGCGAGGATGCCACGGGGCTTTGGGTCAAGGGGCGGCTTTTGACCGAGGTTGAAAAGGGCCGCGAGGCGGCGGCCCTCTTGGCGGCGGGGGCGATTGACGGCTTGTCGATCGGCTACCGGACCGTCAGGGCGGAACGCGATGGCAAGGGGCAACGCCTTTTGCAAGAGCTGGAGCTTTGGGAAGTGTCGCTGGTCACATTCCCGATGCTTCCCGAAGCGCGGGTGGCGGCCAAGGGCGATGAGCTTGATGCCGCAAGCTGGCGCTCGGTGGTGGAGGTTTTGAACCGCGCCACCGAGGCAATTGCCGGGCGCATCTAGCCCGGTTTCACACGACCAAACCTAAGGATTGAAACAATGACCGAGACGAAGGCTCGGGCCGGGGAAGCTATGCCTTTGGCCCAACAAACCGCCCTCTCTCCGGGTGCGGAAGTGAAAGCCGCGCTTGAGGGTTTTCTGAATGCTTTCAGTGGCTTTCAGAGTGAAGTGAAACAAGATTTGCAACATCAGAAAGAGCGTTTGACCATGCTGGACCGCAAACAGATGACCTTTGGCCGCCCGGCCCTTGCCACCAGTGCCGAAGTGGAAGTGCCCCATAAGAAGGCTTTCGCAGCCTATTTGCGTTCGGGCGATGATGACGGGCTGCGTGGCCTTGTGCTGGATGGCAAGGCGATGTCCACCGCCGTTGCTGCCGATGGCGGCTATCTGGTAGACCCGGCCACGGCGGATAACATCCGTTCGATGCTGGTTTCGACCTCGTCCTTGCGGTCGGTTGCCAATGTCGTGCAGGTGGAAGCCACCTCGTTTGACGTGCTGATCGACCGTTCGGAACTGGGTTCGGGCTGGGCCACGGAAACCGGGGCAACGGCCGAAACCACGACCCCGGCGATTGAGCGTATTTCGATTGCGCTGCATGAACTTTCGGCCATGCCGAAGGCGAGCCAGCGGCTTTTGGATGACAGCGCCTTTGATGTGGAAGGCTGGCTTGCCGGTAAGATCGCGGCGCGCTTCATCCGGGCTGAGGCGGCGGCCTTCATCAATGGTGATGGGGTGGACAAACCCAAGGGCATCTTGCTGCCGGCCAAAGTGGCCAATGCGTCCTGGGCTTGGGGCAGTCTGGGCTATATCCCGACGGGGGCGGCATCAGATTTTGCGGCGGTGGATGCGGTCGATTGCATCGTGGATCTGGTTTATGCGCTGGGCGCGGAATATCGCGCCAATGGCACCTTCCTGATGAATTCGAAGACCGCAGGGGCCGTGCGCAAGATGAAGGATGCCGACGGCCGCTTCCTCTGGTCCGACGGTCTGGCGGCGGGGGAACCGGCGCGGCTGATGGGCTATGCGGTTTTGATCTGCGAAGACATGCCGGATGTGGGCGCGAACACCTATCCGATTGCCTTTGGCGATTTCGCCGCCGGTTATACCGTGGCCGAACGCCCCGATCTGCGCATTCTGCGCGATCCCTTCTCGGCCAAGCCCAATGTCCTGTTCTATGCCAACAAGCGCGTCGGCGGCGACATCACCGACTATGCGGCGATCAAACTTTTGAAGGTTGCCGTCTCGTAAGGGACGGCTTCGGGTTCCGCCCCTGTCATGGGGGCGGGGCCCATGGGCGCGCGCCGGGTTTGACCGCGCCGCCTAGCTGCTCCCCTCCGTCCGAGCGGTGCGGGGTGCGCGTCCATGGTGGGGCTGAGGAAAGGGATCAAGGGCATGATGCTGACGGAATTGACCACGGTGCCGGGGGCAAGCCTGCCGGTGCAGGAATTGAAAGACCATTTGCGGCTGGGCACCGGCTTTGCCGATGACGGGATGCAAGATGGCCTGATCGCTGCCTATCTGCGCGCTGCGGTGGCGGCGGTGGAGGGGCGGATCGGCAAGGTTTTGCTGGCGCGACAGTTCCGGCTGGAGCTGGAGGATTGGCGCGCGGCGGGAGAGCAGCCTTTGCCGGTGGCCCCGGTCCGCGCGATTGTGTCGGTGGCGGTGGTGGATGCGGCGGGGCAGGCGGTGGTGGTGGATGTGGCACGCTATCGGCTGGTGCCGGATCAGCACCGGCCAAAGCTGGCGGCGGTGGGGGTGCTGTTGCCGGTGGTGCCGATGGATGGCCGGGCCGAGGTGGTGTTTGACGCGGGCTTCGGCGCGGCCTGGGATCAGGTGCCCGCCGATCTGGCGCAGGCGGTGATCCTTTTGGCGGCGGAGTATTACGAGGTGCGTCAAGCCGGTGATACGGGGCCGGCAGGGCTGCCCTTTGCGGTGAATGCCCTGATTGAGCGTTGGCGCAATGTGCGCGTGCTGGGGGGCAAGCCATGAGCGCGCCGCAATCTGCCCCGCGTTTGGATCGCCGCATGGTGCTGGAAACGCCGGCGCGCGTCAGCGATGGCGCGGGGGGCTTTGCGCTGAGCTGGGCGGTGCGCGGGGTGCTCTGGGCCGCGCTGAAACCGGGTTCGGGCCGCGAAGTGGCGGGCGAGGAGGTTTGGCGAGCGGAAACGCCCTATCGCATCACGGTGCGTGGTGCGCCCGTGGGGGCTGGCGCGCGGCCAAGGCCCGAGGACCGGCTGCGCGACGGGGGCCGGGTGTTCACCATTCTGGCGGTAACTGAGGCCGATCCCCGTGGCCAATATCTGACCTGTTTTGCCCGAGAGGAGACACCGGCATGAGCTATGCGGCAGCGGCGGCTTTGCAGGCCGCGATTTTCAGCGCGCTGAGCGCGGCGCCGGCCCTGGTGGGGATCAGCATTGTCGATGCCATGCCACCGGGCACCGTGGCGGGCACTTTCGTGTTGATCGGGCCTGAAGTGGCGGTCGATCAATCCGATGGTTCTGGCGCGGGGGCCGAACACCGGCTTTTGATCAGCGTTATCAGCGATGCCAGCGGTTTCATGACGGCAAAGACCGTGGCGGCGGCCGTTTCCGAGGCGCTTTTGGCGGGCGGTATCACATTGGCGGCCGGGCATCTGGTTTCGATCAACTTTCTGCGCGCGGTGGCGCGGCGGCTGGATGCGGGCACGGTCAGGCGCATTGATCTGAGCTTTCGGGCGCGGGTGGAAATCTGAGGCAATTCAAGCCGGGGCTTGGCCCACAGGCATTCAAGGAGACATGAAATGGCAGTGCAAAACGGCAAGGATCTGTTGGTCAAGGTGGATATGGTGGGCGATGGCTCGTTCGAGACGCTGGCGGGCTTGCGCGCCCAAAGGCTGATCCTCAATGCCGAACAGGTGGATGTCACGAGCCTTGAAAGTGCGGGCGGCTGGCGCGAATTGCTGGCGGGCGCGGGGGTGAAATCGGCGGCGATCAGCGGTTCGGGCGTGTTTCGCGATGCCGCAACCGATGCGCGGGCGCGCCAGATTTTCTTTGCGGCGGAAATGCCTGATTTTCAGGTGGTTGTGCCCGATTTTGGCACCATTGAGGGGCCGTTCCAGATTACGTCGATCGAATATGCGGGCAGCCATAATGGTGAGGCGACCTATGAGATCAGCATGGCCTCGGCCGGGGCGCTGACCTTCGTGGCGTTGTAAGGGGCGGCGGTGATGGCAAACCCCTATGCGGGCGAAGTGGAGGTCTGGCTGGATGGCCAGTGCCATGTGGCCAAGCTGACCCTTGGGGCATTGGCGGAACTGGAGGCGGCGCTGGAAGCGGGGTCTCTGATGGAGATGGTCTCGCGGTTTGAAACGGGGCGTTTCACCACGCGCGACGTGCTGGCGCTGCTTGTGGCGGGGCTGCGGGGGGGCGGCTGGCAGGGCGATGCGGCCGATCTGCGCTGCGTTGAAATCAAGGGGGGGCCGATTGAGGCGGCGCGAATTGCCGCCGAATTGCTGGCGCGGGCTTTTGCGCTGCCGGGGCAGGCATGACCGGGATCGACTGGCCCGGCCTGATGCGGGCCGGGATCGGGCAACTGCGCCTGACACCCGCGCAGTTCTGGCGGCTGAGCCCGGTGGAATTGCAAATCATGCTGGGGACGGGGGCGGCCATTGCGCCGCTGACGCGCGCCCGGCTGGAAGAATTGGCAGCAGCTTATCCCGACGGGAAAAGGGGCAAGGATCATGGCGGATATTAACGAGCTACAAGATCAGATCGCGGCGCTGGAGGCTTCGCTTTCGGGCAGCGTGGGGATGGTTGCGGCTTTCGACGGAGAATTGGCGCGGATGCGCGACAGTCTGGTTTTTACCGGGCGCGAGGTGAACGGGCTTTCAACCAGTCTGGGGGGCGGGCTTCGCCGTGCCTTTGACGGGCTGGTGTTTGACGGCATGAAACTGTCGGATGCGCTGAAGGGCGTCGCACGCAGCATGGCCGATACGGTTTACGGCATCGCGATGAAGCCGGTGCAAAACGCGATTGGTGGCGCGATGGCGCAGGGTTTGAACGGGCTTTTGAGCAATATGATGCCGTTTGAAAAGGGCGGCAGCTTTGTGCAGGGCCGGGTCATGCCCTTTGCCAAAGGCGGGGTTGTGGCGCAGGCCACCCCTTTTGCCATGCGCGGCGCGACCGGCCTGATGGGCGAGGCGGGCCCCGAAGCCATCATGCCGCTGGCCCGTGGCGCCGATGGGCGGCTGGGCGTGCAGGCGGCGGGCAATGGCCGGCCGGTGACGGTGGTCATGAATATCTCAACCCCCGACGTGCAGGGGTTTCAGCGCAGCCAGGCCCAGATTGCCGCCCAAGCGCAGCGCATGCTGGCGCGCGGGCAAAAGAACCGCTGAGGAGGCAGGCATATGGCATTTCACGAAATAAGATTTCCCGCCAACCTGTCTTTTGGCGCGCTGGGCGGGCCTGAACGGCGCACCGAGATTGTCACTTTGGCCAATGGCCATGAGGAGCGCAACACTCCTTGGGAACATTCGCGGCGGCGCTATGACGCGGGGATGGGGCTGCGTTCGCTGGATGATCTGGAAACGCTGATCGCCTTTTTCGAAGCGCGCCGTGGCCCTTTGCACGCGTTTCGCTGGAAAGACTGGTCTGACTGGAAATCGGCGCGGCCTTCGATGGCGACAAGCCCGGTGGATCAGGCGCTGGGTTATGGCGATGGGGTGCAAACCCAGTTTCAATTGCGAAAGCGCTATATGTCAGGCGCGGCGGAATATTGGCGGCCGATCAAAAAGCCCGTGGCCGGAACCGTTCTGGTGGCAATTGCAGATGACCCCCAACAGCAGGGCAGTGCGTTTTCGCTGGATGTGGCGAATGGCCTTATCACCTTTGCAACGCCGCCCGATATTGGCGCGCTGGTAACGGCGGGCTTTGAATTTGACGTGCCGGTCCGCTTTGAAAACGACCGAATCGCGGTTTCCATGGCGTCTTATAACGCGGGCGAAGTGCCGGATGTGCCGGTGATCGAGGTGCGGCTATGAACGGGAAGGATGCGCTTTATGCCCATCTGGCAAGCGGCTCGACCACGGTTTGCCATTGCTGGCTGGTCACCCGACAAGATGGGCAAAGCTTTGGCTTCACCGATCATGACAGCGATTTGCAGTTTGCGGGCCATGATTTTGCCGCGGCAAGTGGGCTAAGCGCGGGGGCGCTTCAGCAAACGACGGGTCTGTCGGTGGATAATTCGGAGGCGCTGGGCGCCTTGAGCGCGGCTTCGGTCACCAAGGAAGATCTGGCGCGTGGCAAATTCGACGGGGCCGAGGTGCAAAGCTGGCTGGTCAATTGGGCCAATGTTGCCCAGCGGGTGACAGAATTTCGTGGCAGTTTCGGGGAGGTCAGCCAGAAGGGCGGGGGTTTTCGGGTGGAACTGCGCGGGCTGACTGAAGGCTTGAACCAGTTGCAGGGCCGGGCCTATCAGGCCGGCTGCGGCGCGGTTCTGGGCGATGGGCGCTGCGGGGTTGATCTGGCGACAGCGGCCTATCGGACGACGGCCGAGATTGCGGAAATTGACGTTCTGGGCCGTTTGCGGATCGAAGGGCAGACGGGTTTTGCCGACCGCTGGTTTGAACGGGGGCAGATCGAGGTGCTTTCGGGGGCCTCTGCCGGCGCGACGATTATGGTCAAGGGCGACCGACTGGGCACGACCGGGCGCGTTCTTGATCTGTGGCATGGCACGGGCGCGGCGCTTGCCGAAGGTGACACGATCCGCCTGACCGCAGGCTGTGACCGGCGCGCGGCAAGCTGCCGGGAAAAATTTGCCAATTTCCTGAACTTTCGCGGCTTTCCGCATATTCCGGGTGAAGATTGGCTAACGTCCTACCCCGCCAGCTCGACCAACAATGATGGCGGGAGCTTGCAGGGATGAACCGCAACGCAGAGGTTTTGGCCCATGCCAGGGCCTGGCTTGGCACGCCCTATCGCCATCAGGCGAGTTGTTGCGGCGCGGGCACCGATTGTCTGGGCCTGCTGCGGGGGGTGTGGCGGGGCATTTACGGGGCCGAGCCGCGCGCCGTGCCGGCCTATACGGCGGATTGGTCTGAACCCACCGGGCGCGAGGAGTTGCTGCACGCGGCGCAAAGCCTGATGCTGGAAGTGCCTTTGGGCGCGCAATGCCCCGGCGATGTCTTGCTGTTCCGTATGCGGCCGGGGGCTGTTGCCAAACATCTGGGCATTCTGGCCGCGCTGGGCGCGGCGCCGCAGTTCATTCATGCCTATAGCGGCCATGGGGTTGTGACCTCGCCGCTGTCGGCCCCTTGGCAGCGCAAGATCGCGGCTGTCTTTCGTTTTCCATAA